CATAAGAGCCCCCAGGAAATTGCTAGGAAAGATTGATAAGCGAGAGCGTGCGCGACGTCGAGACGATCGGCGTCGCCGACGTCGTCGAAGCCTGCACAGAGAAAATATGCGTCGCGGCCGACGGCGGCGGCGCGAGTAACTGCATCGGCGAAAGTTGCGACGCGCCGCTCCCATCAGTCAAAACCGTCGATGGCCCCAGGATCACGGCGCCATCCATCAAAACCTGCACACTCACGGGCACGCCCGAGCTCGGCGTGCCGGCCGAAACCGTGCATGCATAGGTACTCGTGCCCGACGTCCAATCACTCGAGCCGGCCACAATGTTAACCGTCGCCGTCGCCACCGTGTAATTCGAGCCCCCGACGAGCGAAAGTGTCGGCGTCCAAATCGTGTTTGCGCCGGCCGGTATTCCTGGCGCAAACGAAACGCTCGCGCTCGCCCCGGATCCGTTGCCGGTAATCGAAATGTTCACCGTCGGCGGCCCCGAACCTTTCGCCGTGCCGAAACTCGTTCCGATGTTTGTCACCGCGCCGCCCGTGCCCCGCGCCGCGAATTGCATGGTGAGCGCCATCATTACCGGCAAACCCGTGAACGTAACCGACAAATTGCCGAGCTCGGGTAAATTCGCCATGCCGGTTGTCGATATCGGCGCATTGGGCGTCGTGCCGACAAAGATCCACGTGCCCGTTAAAGGTCCGTAGGGCGGGTGACCCCAGTTGAAATTTGACACCTCGACCCAATCGCTCGCGGCCCCATTGCCGCGCAGAGCGCGCACCCGCACGTTTAGGCTCGTGATCGACTCGAGCCCGGTCAGATAGCAGGACGTCGACGCGCCGTCATACATCCCGGCATCGATCCAAATGCCCCCGAGCAAAACGCCGCTCGCGTCCTGATACTGAACCTGAATATGGCCGCCCAGGTTCACGTACACGTCGTCGGGTGGAATCCATTGAATCAAAAGCCGTGGCAAAGATAGACCATTCGCCAGCATGAGCGCGGTCGCCGTGTCATCCTCGAGCGTGAGATTCGACGGCGGCAAAGGATTGGCGGATATCGCGCCAGGATTGGCGGCGATATCGTACGGCGTCAATTCCTCGGCCGGCGACCACTCGTACACATCCGGCGCCGTCTCGATCACACTCACAGAAGTTGTGAGCGCAACGGCGCCATTGCCGCCGGCCGCGGGCTCGGCCACAAAGTCAAGCCGCGTAACCTCGAGATATTTATTCGCCCAACTCATTTGATTAAACGTGAATTGCATCACGTCCGTTTCTTGCATTGCCCAGGCCTCGAGCCCCATGCGAAAGGTGCCCGAGCCCTGCATACGGTTACGCATGAGTAAAATTTTCGCGACTCTCTGCGCCTGCACAATCGAGAGCACGCCGCGCAAATCGAGCTCGGCCGGCAATTGAACCCCGCCATCTTCGGTTAAATAGATGTCGCTCGCGAAACCGTGCAACGGATCCACGGCGTATTGGGGGAAGTTTGTCGGCTGAAACGCGAACGCCCAAATGTTATCGATCGTGCCGTAGTACCACCCGTTGCGGTCGTACAGGTTGCCCGCGGTCGAATAGGGGAAGTTAGGCGCCGTGTAAGTTCCCGTCACCCGGTTAATTAGCTCGCGGAAACTCCGATAAGGATTCCAGGCCGGCGCCTCGATAAGTGAGCTCTGATCAAACGTGAAACTCGGCCCCTGCCAGTACGCCGGCCAGATGTACCACTCGCCGGCAATGTAACTCAGCCGGCCCGCAGCACACGGCATCATCATTCCGAGCGCATCGCCAGGCGACGACGACGTGTCGTAGTGCAAATTGAGCGTATAGCGCGATTCGTTGCCCTGGCTCGTCGAAACCTGCTCGTCGCACACGTTCGCCGCGGCAATCAACTGCGCCTGATTGACGTTCGGATCCCCGACGCCGAATTGAACATCGGTCAAAACGTCGGCCACACAAAGCGCCCAATTTTCCGTAAAAGTCATTTTGCCCGAGCGCGGATCGAAAATCCGGTTTTTGCCATTGACTGTAATTCGTATCTCGGGATAAGTGGGAAACATGGCCGCATCGCGGCCGACGTTCAAATACATGTAACTACACCCGCCGACGTACGGCGTACCGGGCGCGCCGCTCGTGTGTGAGAGCCACGCCGGATCATTGGTCGTGAGCTCGGTAATCACGTCGCCCGGTATCTGATCCCCGAATCGCACCTCGGCATAAACTTTGCCGTCGAAATTATAGTGTTGCCCCCCTGGCCCGATTCCATATCCCTTGTGATAACCGCCGCTCGTCGGGTCAGGGTCGTCGGAACGCGCATGCCCGCCAAACGTGAATGCACCTTGAATCTCGGCCGTCGGCGCCGACGTATAGCCCGAACCGTTCGCGGTCACGTGAACCGCCCAGGCGCCCGGCCCGCCGGTTGCGTAGGCCGTCGCGCCGGCGCCCCCGCCGCCATAGATCCGTACCCGATAGCGCGCCGGCGCCACCTGCGCAAATCCCGAGCCGCCGCTCGCCGTAATCGCCGAGACGCCCCCACCCGAGAGCGTAACCGTGGTCGCCGGCGGGCTCGAAACTTTGCCGGCGCCGACGTTTCCAATCGAACCGTCGGAACGAAAGAACACCTGGCGGCCGTCGAGATAGACGTTTTGCACGCAATCAATTTCGTGCGTCGCGAGCACAATCACAAAGTTGTACACATACGTCCCGCCCGAGCCGCCGGCGCCGGTCGTCGACTGGTAAATGGTCGTTCCGCCGACACGTTGTGTCCCGTAAATGATTTGTCGAAAGCCGGCGGCCATGCGGGTCGTAATGTTCATACCGCGATTGGACGTGAGCGCGCTCGCAATGAGCGAGCTCGCGCCCGTCACGACCAGGCCCGCGCCGGCCGCGAGCATGGCATTCGCCTCGGCAAGCGTTAAGCCGAGCGCCACGGGCGGCACAAAGGCCCAGAGCGCGGCCAGGCCGACGCCGGCCGCCACCATCGCCGCGCCTTGAATCGCTTTAGACATGCCAGGCCCGCCGGATTTGCGTAATAGGAAAACGCCGCAACCCGAGCTCGCCGGCCGTGACTACCTCGCGGCCGTTGGGGTGGACGAGCGCGAGAATCACGCGGCCCGATTCCTCAATGGAGCAGATATCGCCCCGTTGCGCGCGTAACGGAAACTCGAGCTCCGCCAGGTGAAATTTCGCCGCGCAAAACTCGGCCGCCTGCTCGACAGTGACACTCGCGCCGGCGGCCTGGCCGGTCACCGCCCGAATGGCGACAAAGGCGCCCGGCTCATCAGAGTAACCGCGAAAATCCGCGGCGATATCGACGCCCGTCATGCGCTCGACGGCATCGGCCACAAACAAGGCGCAATCGTTTGCGCCCCACGTGAACGGCATGAAACGCCGCTCGATCAAAAATTGCTCGAGTAACCTCGTGTCCCAGTATGGCCGACGTTCCAAACTCACCCCCACTTGAGCGCCTGATCGTTAAGTTGTTCGACCCACTGAAACGCCGAGTCGTCGGGATAATAGAGCCGCTGATCGGCGGCCGTGTACCGCCGCGCGTTCGCCCGTTGTAAATTGGTGAGCCGCGTCTCGAGCGCGAGCGCAATGGTTATCTCATTAAGGCCCGGCGTAACGATAGGTTTGTCGACCAGGCCGACAAACAACGGATACGGCGTGCCTAGAATGTTCCCCGCCGGATCGAGTAACGCGAAACTGATCCTGGCGGGCGCGCCTAGTTGTATGTCGGTCATTGATTCCGAAAATAGGTTCGAATCGATACCGCTCAAAGCCACGGTCACGCCCCCCGCGGCCACCTCGACGCCGGCGCCGACTCTCGAGATTCGGCCGAGCGTGCCGACGCCTAAATACGTATGCCCTGCGTAAACCAGGTTGCCCACGCCCGACCAGATATAGCTAACCTCCGATCGAAAGTGAATCTCGGCGAGCAACGCCGGCCGGATATTGTTGTCTGTGATCGAGCCCGGCCCCGTGAGCATAGCCGCCGACAAATTTCTCGGCACTCAGCGAACCTCGGCCAGTTTGAAACTCATGGTCGTTAACCGCATCGGCGAAAACTGCACCTCGCGCCGGTTGTCGGCCAGGCGCCAGAGCCCGAGCGGGTTTGAAATAATGAGCGGCGAGCCCGCGGCCGGCGACTCGCGCAGGCTCGGCCAAATGAGAATGGTCGCATTGCCGGAAGCATCGGCGTCGACTTGCTCGCAAACTCGATACAAGTGATACCCAATCTGGAAAAGATCACCGCGCAAGAGCACGCGAAAAGTGTTAAGTTTCCAACCTCCGGTTGTGATCGTCGTCGCCATTGCGTTATTCGTGCCAGCGAGAACCGGCGCTGAGCCCTGCGCATTGCCGCGCGGCATCTGGCGCCGCGGGTCGCCGATTTGAAACACGTTCAACATACCGCGCAGGCTAGCTAAGAAACCCTCCCACTCGGCCGCCTGATCGTTTGTGAGCGGAGGCATGTTAACGGTCGCATCCCAGGCGTCGGCGCCCGGCCAGGCCTGCGCCTGCATCTGCGCCGGCACATATGGCGATTGGACAGTCGCAACGGCATCATTCATGCCGAGAGACATGTCGGCGGCGCCTGGCGACGTTGGCAGAGTCGCCAGGTTGTAGCTATTCGACCCGACGGTTATCCATTGCATTTGCTTAAACCCTCGCCCCGCTCGGCCGGCGCGCGTTGTAATTCTGCATCGTCTGAATGGTCATGGCTGGCAATTGCGCCATGTACGCGCCCATCGTGCGATGCACGGCGGCCTCGACGGCGGCCGGATCCCCGGCGCCGCGGGCGTCGACGTTGATCACATGGGAAACCGAGCCGCCGGCCATGTTGAGCGTACGGTTGGGAAAAATGCGGCCCGAGCTCGCCGGGATAAACAATTCCGGCCCCGACTCGCCGACAACCGCCGGCATACCGCTCGGGATATCGCCGCCGCCCTGGCGGAAAAGAATGTTCTTAAAAAGGGTCGAAACAAACGACCCAAAGCTCGAGCCCGTCGCCGCAACCGTGTGCCCAATCGCGCCCGCGACCGAGCCCGCGGCGCCGACGGCGCCACCGACAACACTGACAAACATCGGAACGGCCGCGCTTTCGCCGCGCTTCCCCAGGCCCGGAATCATCTTGCCGATCGCGCCCTCGGCCATCTTGAGCCCAGAGCCGGCCATGCCCGTGAATATCTGCTTGCCGGCATCTTTCCATTGCCCGCGATGATAAGGGTCGGTCAGGGTGCGCAGGAGAGCGCCGTTGATCGTGTTCACGGTTGAATTGAGCGCCTCTTTGATGTGCGCCGGGATATCGGTAAACTGCGCGGCGAGCTCGGTCGCCGAATCCTCGAGCGCGCCGAGCGCGGTCGCCGCTTTCCTCGTCGCCTCGTCGGCCTGGCCCTTGAGCCCCGCGGCGGCCGCAGCCGTGCTTAAACCTTTCATGGATAGATCGGCGCCGGCCAGTAAGGCCGGTATAAGCGCCTGGCGCCGCTGTTCCTCCGAGCCCGCGTGTAACTGTTCGATTTGAAGCGCCGCGGCCGCGTGCGAAAGTTGCCCGCGCTGTTCCTGTAGTTTGATGGCCGCTTCTTGCATGCGCTCGGCGGCCTCAATCTCGGCCGCCGTGTTTTCATAATTCACCTTCGCCGCTTGCTGTTGCTCGCGCGCCGCCTCGGCGAGTTCGCGTTGCGATTGATCGAATGCGGCCTCGAGCGCGCTGTGAATCCGCAAATCGTCGGCCGTTTGCCGCTGAAAATCGCTATTCGCTTGAACCCAACCGCTCAACAGGTCGGCTTGATATTTCTTGTTTGCGGCCGCCGCGGCTTTGTTCGCTTCCTCGGTCGCCGCGATTAGTAACGGCGAGTTTCCTTTGACGGAATCGGCGAGCGCCTGCCAGTACACGGCCTCTTGCTGAACCGAAAAATCGGTTATCGCTTTTACGGCGTCGAGCTCGCGGCGCCACTCCTGCATTTGTTTTTCGGCGGCTTGCTTCTGCGCGTCGATTGCGTCTTTTCGCGCTTCGCCTTTCGCGAGCTCGGCGCGCGCGGCATCATTGGCAAGTTGTTTCTCAATATTTTGTTGCTCGGGTACCTGGCCCTTTTGCATTAGCTTGATTGCATCAGCTTCCGGCCCATAGTTGAGGCTTTTTTCGCGCGCCATCATGCCCTGTAGTTGCGCGGCACGAATCGCTAACGACTTTCCGTAACTCACTGACTCTTGTAATTGCGCTTCAACCGTCGATGCCTCGCCCATATGCCGAGCATGCTCACTAAGCATTGTTTGCTCGTAATTTGTCCCACCTCCGCGCGCAATGATTTGCATTATCGCACTGTTGCCCTGCTTTTCAACTAGTTCGCGATAACTCTTGATGGAAGTTTGCAGTTTTTCGTTGAGTTTCTCGGCCTCAAGTGCGGCCTCGGCCAATGCTTCAGCTAATTTGTTCTCTGGCTTGTGCTCGAGTTTAGCGAGCTCGTTTTGTAAATGAATCGTCGAAACGTCGAGCTCGAGATTTGAAAGCCGAATACTTTCGGTCGATTTTTCCCAGGCCTCGGCGTTTGTCTCCGCGGCCTTGCGACTCTTTTCGACAAATTCGTAAACCTTTTTGCCGGCCTCGAAAATTGCGAGCCCGATGCCGACAACCGCAACGGTCGAAAAGGCCGCCGACATGGCCTCGGCGACGCCCGGCAATTCGGCAATGAATGAACGAATATGCCGCGGCAAACTTACGCCGATTTGTTCGCCGAGTAAAGCAATCGTGCCTTTCGCCTCAGCCATCTCATGCTTAGTTGTCGCGGCCGCCGAATGCATGCCCCCCTCAAGCTGCTTTAACTGCGCTTTCGCTTTGTCGAGCGCGGCCGAGTAAGAGGTCGAATCAACCGCGAGAATGATTTTGACGGATCCGGCGGCCTCGGCCATTTGACGCCTCGTTTCCCTAAAACATAAAAGCCGCCCGATGAAAGGCGGCTTTTGTGGAGCGATTTTAGTTGTTTCAAATTACGGCGTCGCGCCCGCAACCGAGCGGCAACCGATGCCTTCGGATCCGATACACATCGCGCGATTATCTTCGCGAACCTCTTGAGCCGGCCGGATCGGCGCCACAATCCACAACGTTTTATGCCGGCCCGACAATCCACCCTTTTTTGGATCTAGAGGAAAATCAATCGCGAGACACTCGACGCGCCCAACCTGCGCCACGCAAGAACTTACGCGATAGTGAATCGGTATTTGCCCCTGGCAAAAATCGGCCCGCGTCTCCTGGCAATCGCCGAGTAAAACATCGATTGTCCGTTGCGCGATGCGGCATATGTCGCAATCGCCGGCGCCGGCGGCGTCTTCCGGCGTGAATTGCCCGGCATAATTCCAAATCGCCGCCCCTCGCCCATCGGGCATATAGAGCGCAATCTTTGCCGTCCGATAATTGTTCGCGAGTGCCGAACTACTGAGAACTAGCTTCCCCTCCTGCCAGGCGGCGCCGGCGAAAGCGGGTTGAACAAAAAACACCAAAGCAAATACAGACGAAATCAAAAGTTTCATAAAAACTAAATTGTTAAATTCTCCTCTGCCCTCTAGTATACAATCCGCCGTTTTTTATCCCACTTTAGTTGTAGGCGGCGGCGCCGGCCCATGCGGCTCGTCGGCCGGCTTCGCTTTAGTCACCGCGGCCATAACTGACGAGCCGAGCGGCGAGCGGATAAAAAGCGCCCCCACGCCGATTACTGCACCTTGTACGGCAATAAAAAACTCGTCTTTGAGCCCGTTTGTAAGATTGAATTTTGACGGATCCATCGCCGCCGCCGAGAGCGCCGCGGCCGCGCCGCCGCCGATCGCGACGGCCGCCGACTTTAACCATTCCCGCATATTCATTGCTTCGCCGCCTTTTCCACGCCGAGCGCCAATTCGTTACAGCAAACCGCCGCCGCTTCTTCCCTCGCGGCCTCGTATGCCGGCCGCACAAAAGGATGCGCCGGAACCGGCCCCCCAATTTCGCGGCCAGGCCCGCGCTGTTTACCACTCGGCGAAACTTTCAAATAACCGCCGCGAACCTGGCGATGTCCATATTCAACCCACTCGGCCGCGCGCCGTGTGTATTTGCCTGGCCGCACAATCACGGCCGGAAGCGGTGGCCCGCCGTCGTCGGTTGTGCCGATAACCGAATCAATATCGTTTTTCAAGGCGCCCGGCGGCAATGCCGTTCCACTCGAGCCGCCCGAGCGTACCGGCGCCCGAGCGCGTACGGCGAGCTCGAAAACCGTGCCCGCGGCCTTGAGCGCATCGCGAATAATGCGTTTCGCCGCTTTGTCGCCGAGCTCGCCGAGTTTTTGGTCGAGCTCTTTCAAGCCGGTAACCTGCGCCGTAAAGCCGCCCATATCTCTAACTCCCCGCAGGCGTCGCCGGCGCGCCGAAAATCTGGCGCATGCGGTCGGCAATCTCGCCGCGAAACTTCTTTGTTAACCGGCGCCGCCGCGGCGCGGATCCGGCCGCGCCAGGCCTGGCGGCCGGCATAAGGTCGGCGAGCTCGAGCGGCCGCGTCGGCCGATAAAAACTATGGTTGATCAAATCAACCCGGAGTAACGCAATCATGCGATGCGTGTCTCTTTGACTCTCGAGCCAAACCTCGTGCATCTTGAAAAACGCCCGCGGCGTGAGGGAGAAAAACTCCGCTTTCGAGAGCCCGATTCGAACCCGCGCGAATGCCCACAAATCAAGCCAGGTCGGCGCGCTCACGCTACCGCGGCCGCCGGCTCTGTGGGGTTTGCATCATCCTCGTCTTTGTCTTTGACTCTGGCCCGATTCCAGGCCTCGCGCACCTTGACGGCAATCGTGTATAGATCCTCGAGCGCCGGCAAATCGCGCGCCTGCTCGAATGTGAGCTCGGGATGAAAAGCGCGCACCGCGGCCGCAAAAATAATCCGCGTGCTCGCCAGGTTTCCCGCCGGCAGAGCATAGAGCAGGTTCACGTAATCGTCGCGCCCCTCGCGCGCGAGCTCGGCGTTGATCGACGTCTCGGCCTCAGAGAGCGCGCCCAGGGTAAAGCAGAGGTTGTATATCTTGCCGTCAATCTCGACGGGTGTTTTCGGTAACGTGGCGTCGGCAATCGTGCCCGCAATTTTTCTTCTGCTCATAACTCACCCTCGCAAAAAGAGCCGCCGGCGTGGCGGCGGCCCAACTTAAAGGAAAGCGAAAACCAGGCCTTGCTCCCGGCCTTAAGTTCCAGGCGTAATTACGGTCGGCCCCGACAATTGCAAATCCATCGAAAACTCGATTTGCTTGGTTGGCGAAATTGAAAAATCAACCGAAAGCACAACCGCCGTAAAAGCAATCGTGTCGCCGCTTGTGCTTTGCGCTTTCGTTTTCGGCAAAATCGCCTTAAATGGAGTAATCGCCCCCGACTGATAGGCCGCCTCGGCGGCCACCTGTCCGGCATCCGACGGCACGCGATTGCCTTTCATATTGACAGTTGCACCCTCGCGAACCGTACCGATGTATTCGGCATCGAGCCCCGATGAAAAGTTTGTGACGTTCGCTGTTGCCCACTTTGGACGGTTCAACGGCAGGTCGGAAACCTCGCCGATTACCACGGGCGTCGCGCCGATATCAACAATTGTCCCGGCGCCGGTTTGCGCTTGCGTTCCAGCATAAGCCATGTTTTTTGCTCCCTTCGTTGGTTAAATTGGCATATCAAAAAAAACGTAAAACTCGCACATGCAGGAGAAATAACGCGTCCCGCCCGGCTCGATATCCAGGCCCGGATTAAGCAAGTTACACGTATCAATTCGCGTGCCGTCGCTCAATGTCTCGTGCCGCCAACCCTTGAGCGCAACGGTCGCCGCATAGCGCAGGCGCATTGCCTCGCTGCAATCGGCCGAGTATGCCGTCACCTCGATGCGTTGCCGAATCGGCCCGGCGCCGTCTTCGAAAATGGCCGCGCCTTCGCCGCCCACGCACTTGTAAACGAGACATGGATACACCTCGCCTTGCGGCGGCGCCTGAATCGCAAAGATGCGGCCGGCCACAATCGCAGACACGCCAGCGTCGTGCTCGAGCAGAGCCGCGAGCCCCTCTTGCATCATTGCGGATTAACCTCGGAACAGTTGAGCTCGAGAATGCGGTTGCGTTCGAACGCATTCGTCACCGCCTGCACCACAAAAACGCGCGCACCCCAAAGCACGCGAAAATTGGCGCCGATAAAGGTCGGCGTCCAACGAATCGTTATCTTGTGCGCAATCTGCGAGACAAGCTGACCCATTTCGTTTACTTCCGTACCGCCGACGGGCTCGATCGACGCGCGCACGGTTAATACCGTGTCGTAAATCGCCGGCGTGATCGACTGGCCGAACGTGTCGCCGGGCGCCGTGCGCGGCTTTTGTATCACTATCACGTGCGCGAGCTCGCCGGAACCGATCGACGGATTTGTGATCGACCTCAACACGGCCGGTAGTCTCCCCAGGTAATGACATGCGGCCCGAGCAGAGAATCGACGCCGAACGGAACGCTCGTAAGTTTCAGATCGGTTGTCGCCTCGGGATTCCGATAAGCGTGCCCGACTAAAAGCAAAATCGCCTGCGTGATATCGCCGGGCAAATCTTCGACGTCGTAATCGACCGTCAAGGCCTTGCCGGCGAGCGCGCCTGGCAACGTCAACGTGCTAATACCCGTAAGCCCATCGGTCGCGAGCACGGCGCCCGCAACCGCGGCGCCCGTTCCGTCGACCAGCCGCTCGAGCCCGGTCGCCCAAGGTTCGGCTAGTTCATAGGTCGACGTCGCGCCCGACGGCGCCGGCACGGTGAAAGCCTCGCCGGTCACCGCTGAAACAAAATTCGCAATCTCGTAATTGACCCGAACCGAGCCCGGCATGAATTGCCCCTGCCAAGGCCAGTAGTAGTTAAACGGCGTGAGCCGCGCCGGCACGCTCGACAAATCGGCCTGATAGAGCGCAGGGTCGAGAGTGACCACGTTAGACGTGTTGCCGTCGAGATAAGAAAGCGAATTGATTTTTTGCGCCAGGCCGCCCGGCAAATCGATCACCACCCGATTCGCAATTTGCGACGCAACCGGCCAGCCGATTCGATCGGCCGCCGAAATTGTCGTGTCGTAGTTCGCCGCCAGGGGAAAGTTATCAATCGTTCGAACCCAGGTGCGATTAAATAACGAACCTTGAATTTTGGTCTCGACGTAGTTGCGCGCCGCGGCGATATATACCGCGAGTAACCCGTCGTCGTCGGTAAACTCTGGCGACACGCGGCACTGTTGCTTGGCGAGCGCCAGTGTCACGGGCTCGAAAAGCGGCGCGGAAATTGGCCGAGCGTTGAGCATGTCTTTACCGTTTCCTCCGCGCGGCATTCTCGCGCGGCCGTAAAATTGCCTTTTCCTCGGGCGGCGGCGCGGTCGCCTTTTCTTCCGGCCGACGCATTGCATCCTCATCGGGCGCCGGCGCCAGGCGCACGAGCCCCAACGCGAGCCACTCGCGCGCGAGCTCGTCTGAAACGTCGAGCACCTCGCCGGATTGAATCGGCCGCGCGAGCTCTAAATCTTGCGGGTGAAAAGTTTGAATCGCAATCAATCGCACGTTTCCTCACTTAAGAAAAAACCGCGCGGCGCCCAGTCGGACACATCAGGGAAATAAGCGCCGCGCGCTGTCAAAACGGTTAAACGTGCGTTTTCAAGCCGACGCAAGGATGCGTGCCGGCATCGGTGACGTTACCGCCGACCCGCATATAGGCCAGGAAACCAACCATCAGTTGATCGGCGTACCGTTCATCGAGCCGCTGCATGGTCATTTCCCCGTCGTTGCGCAGCAAATATTGTTCCTCAAGGTCGCCATAAATGATGCCGTAAGCCGCGGCCGTCGTCGCGCTCGGCAAATACTGAGTGAGCCGAATCGGAAAACCGAGAATCTGATCGAGCATCCCTGTGTTTGGGTTAGGCAGGAAAAGCGGCCGGTTGAGCGTGTCAAGCAAACCCATTGTGTAATTGCGGCTCGCTTTGTTCATATACCACGCGGCCGCGGGCTCGTATGACACGTCGAGCAGTGATTGGCATGCGACGTAATCGGGATAAGTCGGACCAGTCGCGGCCGCGGTCGTTGCGAATATCGTCGTGCCCGCCGTCAAGCTCGCAATGTTGGCCGTATCGCCGTTAGCAATAAAGTTCTCCTGGCCGCGCAAGAACCGTTTACCGAGCCGGTCGCGAAACATTGCCGGCAAATCAAATGCTGAGTCGGCGAGCTCCTGGCGGCTCACCTTGATAAGCGTGGCGAGCGTGTCGGTTGATTGAATGATTCCCGAAAACACCGGATCGGCTTCAGTCACCGGCGTATTCTCGGCGACCACCACCACCGTGTTCGCCGTGTCGTTTTCGTAACCGATTTTCATCGGCGCCCCGTTGCCCGGCGTTGTCTTCTTTTTGACGTTGCCGTACAACGCGCCGATGTACTTGGTCGCCGAAATCAGTTCATTAAAGAACTGTTGCGGAACAATGTAATTGCCCGTGCCGCCGATCGTGATATCACGTTTTTCGCCGCCGATTAAAATCGGATTGTGATCGAGTTTCCTTTGCCCGCTTTGCAGCAAGGCGCGTTCGTTGTCGCGCAACGCGCTCGTTCCACCACGTATGTAAACCTCGAACGCGTTGCGATATTGCGTCATGCGTCCGTTCGCCTCGCGCTCGTCGTCGTCGACGTGATCGGCGCCGGGCGCCGGCCGCGGCGACGGCGGAATCTCGCGCCAGTGGTCGGCCCGTTCGAGTAAGGTAATTTGCTCGGTTAACGCGTCGGCCTCGTCGAGCAATCGCGACGCCTCGGCCCGCTGCTCGGCCGTACAGGCCGGCGCCGTGAGAAGTTTTTGCGCCTGCGTGCCGCACTGGCCGCGGCGAAGTTTCAAATCCTGAATCGCCATAGTTATCCTCTTTTCGCTCTCGCGGTTTGTCGATCGGTTCAAGAGTTACGCCCCCCAGGCCTGCGCGGCCATGAGAGACAAGAACAGAAACGCCCGCTTGCTAATGAAAGCGGCGCCGCGAGAGCGCGCGGAGTTTCCAGCGAAAACCTTTAAGCCGAGACGGCGACGGCCGCCCGCGCCCGCAAGCGAAGCGCGCGCAACCCTTGCGCCGCATCGCACAGGCAATCCATACAATCGCAATCGACGTGTGAACAGGTCGCACAATCGCCGGCGAGACACTGCTCGCAATCGCAGACACAATACCCAGGCTCGGCGTTATCGGTTCCGCGGCCGGCGCCTGGCCGAGCTCCCGGCCCTTGGCGGCCTGCTCCTGACCCCTGGCCGGCCTGCGCAGGCCTGGCGCCGCCTGCGCCCTGGCGGGCGGCCTGGCGCGCCGCCTGGCGCGTCTCTACAGCCTTTGCATGCCGGCGCACGTCGGCGGGCATCCCGGCCGGCCACAACCGCGCCCGCCCCACCCGCGCCGCGTCTGGATCGGGCTCGGCGTCAGGATCCGGCCCCGTGACGTCGACGCTCGTCGCCGTGTACGCCGGAAAGGTCACCGGCCCGACGTCGAAAAGGTCAACGTCGTCGATGGTTCGATACGATTGCACGTAATTGCCGCTCGCGTCGTACTCGTCGCGCCAGGTCGATGAGCGCACGTTAAAACTAAAACTGCAACCGTCGACGTCGCCGCGGCCGATCATGGCCGGCACGTCGCGCCCGACGCTCGTCGTCGGATCCGTATCGGCCTCGAATCTCAAGCCCGCGGTTGAATCCGTAAGCCGCAAGGTTCCGTTTTTAGTGCGCGCCAGAACGTTATTTACGTCATGGTTGAACAGGCATCGCACATCCTGTTGCTCGGCCAGAGCCCGCGTAAAGGCGCCGGGCGCAATCGACTCGATAAACCATCCCGTGTCGTATTGCTGCGCGTAGACGGCGGCCAGGCCGGCAATGCCGGGCGTCGTGCCCGCGGCCGCGGCCCGCAATTCGCCGCCCGCAAAGAATCGCCTTTCGAGTGTCGTCGTCATAATGCAAACTCCCCTCCCCTAACCTCGTGTTCGGCTTGAATGGCCGCGCCCTCGCGCGCGGTCTGAATGTGAATGGCGCGCACCAGGCGCCGAAATTCTCCGCGACACAATTGCTCGCTCAACTCGAAGCGCGGCCCCGCGCGCCGCATGCGCCGCAAAATGCCCTCGAGCGCATCGGCCGCGATGTGTTTTTGTGTCTCATCCGGCCAGAAAATAAACGGCATCTCGCGCGCCGCCGTATCGGCCAGGCCGGCGACTACCGGCGCCAGGCCGGCCCGCAACCGCTCGGGCTCACCCTCGGCGGCCTGAAAGGCGCGCACAAATCCGGCCGCATGCTGCGCGGCATACAGGCCGAGCACGCGGCCCTCGTGATCGGTCGCGCCCTCGAGCTCGAGCTCGGCGCCAGCCTGGCCGGCCGCAGGCGCAGGCGCGGGCGGCGGCGCCGTTTCCGCGGCCTGCTTGGCATTAACCATGTTTAACGGCGAGAGATAAACGTCGCCATCGGATCCGAGCGGATTTAAACCCAGTTGCCGGCGCACGTCGTTCGCCGAGAGCCAACCCCATTGACGTCCGAGCGCCATGCCCTCCTGCGTCGTGACAAAATCGCCGCGCAACCGCTCGCTTACGTCGAATTCGATTTGATAGGAATATGCATTCGGCCCCGAGCGCGGAAGTAACTTGCGCTCGAGCTCCTGCTCGATGCGGTTCAAATACGGGCGCAGAGTGTCGGTCACAAACGCGAGCGATTCTTGTTCATGGTTATTATTCGAGAGCCGCGTCGTGTCGCCGACTTTATGCGGCGCCACGCCAAACAGGCCGGCGATTTGCGAACGCGTAAACTGTTGCGTGCCGAGAAACTGCGAATCTTCGGGAGAGATACCGAGCGCCTGCCATTTCCAGGGCGCCGTGAGAACCGCGACGCGGCGTTGATTGTCACCGCCGTAGTTTCTTTCCCAGGATTCTTTTAAATCCGCCTTTTGCTTGTCGGTCACGATCGAGCCCGCGGCCGGATCCGGCGTAATGATGCCACTCGGAAAAGCGCCATTGCCGAAAAACTTGCTCCCGAATTTTTCCGTTGCTCGCGCCAGGCCGAGCATTTGGCGCGCGAGTGTAATCGGATTAAACCCCTTGAGCCCGTCAAACCCGAACAACGGGCAATGGATCATATCTTCTTTTTGAATCACCCGCTCGGTTCCCGACGAGAGCCCGCTCGACGTCACGTACTCGAGCGCATTGGTGCGCGTGTTGCGCCGCGGCGACGTAATGCCCGAGCTCAATGGATAGAGCCCGCGTACGGCGCCGGCGCGGTCGCGAATGATCTCGCTATAGCCATTGCCGGCCGCGGCCATGTTCCCCGTGAATGCTTCCCAAAACGCCGATGCGCTCATCTCGTCGTTGGGCTCGCTCGCCAGGATCCAAGTTAGATCGTGGTCGACGCGTTGCCGCGACCCGTCATCTTTCGACGCGTAAATGACAAGCGGCAAACTGGCGACGCTCTCGGCGAGCAGGCGCACACAACGGTAAACGGTCGTAATTTGCAACGCGTTCGCAACGTTGATAATCTCGCCGCTCGCGGTCGGCTCGCCGGCGCCGAGCCAACCCAGGAAAGCCGAGAGCGAAAGCGGCACGCTCGGATTCTCGAGACTCGCGCGCGCGCTCGTCCATGCCGATCGCACTCGGTTCAAAAGATTCATTCGCTCGCCTCGCTTGTCAGGTCAGGAAAAAACAGTCGGCCGCGGCCTCAGTTGGATTGCCTACCATCGCGCGATTCATCGCGTTAAAGAGCGCGCTCGCCGGATCGATTTTTTGCAGGCCGCCGCCGGTCGTTTCCTTGCGCGGAAATATGTTTTCGTTGGCATCTTCGCGCACCATCACATTCGATATCGCCCAGGTGAGAACCGGATTTGCGTCGTGATGGAAACGGCCCGAGAGCACCGCGGCCTCGAGCTCTTTCATGGCCGGCGAGAGATACTGAACCGTTTGCGGGATCGAAATAACCACGTCCGAGCCCGTGCGCGCGGCGAGCTCCTGTTGCATTTGGAGCGCCGACCACGGATCAAATGCGATGCACGCGAAATGAAAAACCTCGAGCTCGCCCTCTATTTCGCGTTGAATTTTCGATAACTGAATCTCTGGCCCCTCGTGCGCAATCAAGGCGCCCGAGTGTACCCACTTCTCATAATGCGGATGACGTGTGTCAAGCGCCCGATCGCGCGGCACGTATGAGCGCGGAAACGCGTAATAATGCCGCGCCCCGTCTTCGTCGCGAATGAAAATTTTGCATCGGCTCGCCAGGTCAATCTTTGCGGCCAGGTCGGCGCCCTCGAAACTGAGCTCGCGACGAAAATCCTCAAGCCGCAAACTGGCATCGCCGCATCGGCGCCAGGCCTCCATGTTCATCCACGCGTGGCGGGCGTTCACCCAACAATCGAAGTGTTTCGTTTTGACGATCGACTGCTTGTGCGCTGATTGCATCGCCTCCCGCTGTTGCGCATGTAGAAACTCGAGCGAAACGGAAACGCCGGCGTTCGGATTGGCCTTAAATATGCCCTCGTCTGTCTTCCATTCATCCTCGGAATCGAGCGTAAAAATGAGCGCAAAAAACCGATCGTTGTCGAGCGTGCCCTCGAGAACCTGTTGCGCCTCTTGTTGCATCACGTAACACGGCCCCTCGATAAGCGAGCCTGCGGTTGTGATCACAATCACGAGCGGCTGTTGCCTGGCGCCCGTGCCGGTTTCCATCGTCTCGTAAAGTTCGGGCGTCAAATGCTCGTGATACTCGTCAATAATCGCGCAACTCGGGCTCGCGCCGTCGCCCGGCTTTCCGATCACCGGCTCGAAGCGTGAGTAATCGGATTCGATAAGTAAGTTTTTGGCGTTCACAATCACGCCGAAATACTGTTGCAATTCGGTCGTTTTTTGCGCCATCAACCACGCCGGCCGGAAAACTTCCCAGGCCTGCTTTTCAGTCGTCGCGCCGGAATAAACCTCGGCGCCGAATTCCCCGTCGAACGCCAGCATATAAAGGCCGACGCCCGCGGCCCAAGTCGACTTTGCATTCTTGCGCGAGACGCATTCGTACACACGGCGAAAGCGGCGAAAGCCGCTCGCCTTTTCAACCCATCCAAAGATAGCCGCGGTTTTGAAAACTTGCCACGGTTCCAACCGGATCCGGTTAGACGTGCCCGGCGTCGGCCTGGCCCATTGCCCTTTGACATGCGGTAAGAGCTCAATAAAGCGGCAAGCCTTCGCGGCCCGGCCGGCGTCGAAACGATACGGATACTCGGGCGCCCGTTCGCGCGCCAGGTCGTCAAGATGCCGCTTACATGCCAAGTGGACCCACTTACACGCAACGATGCGGCCGGCCAGCACGTCGCGCGCGTATTGGTTGCAAATGGCCGCATAATCGCGGCTCGCCGCCGGCGCACTAATTGACGGGCGGCCGTTTCCCTTGCTGCTCGGCGGCCAGGTCGGCCCATTCGCTTGCAACCTCGGCCGTCTTTGTCTGTCCCTTGACACGTGAACGCTCGCTCGGGATGCATCCCATTTGCCCCAGGTTTTTGTTAAGCTGCGATTGCTCGCCGGCCGTCAATCGCGGCCCGTGTCCAGCCATCCCGCGGCGCAGGTTATATTGCAGGTCAACGGTTTGCTCAACGAAAAATCGGTCCATCGAACTAAGCACACCGAACTGCGCTTGCGCCGCGAGCTCGTACCAAATCGCGACGTACTTCGCATACTTCGGATTACCGGCTTCCATGAGCTCGAGCCACTCGGCCGGCGGCTCGCCGAGCGGCCCCTCGGGCACAGGCTCGCCCTCACGTTCGCGGCGCCTGGCCGGATTGTGATCGAATGCCCCGCTCGCCTCGAGCATCGCCGTCAGTTTCCTGCGTGCCGGCATTTCGTCGGCCCTCCTGGCCCGTCTTTACTTTGCTGTAGACGGCGTCGGTAATGGGCGTTGATTTTCCGGGCTCGGGACTACCGCTACCGTCCAGCCGCCTGTTTCAGTCCAATAAGCAATAACGTCCCAATTTTCGAGAATCTGCGGCGGATCACCAGGCCCACCATCGGGCGGCGGCGGCGGAATCACAATCGGGTGAGTCGGGTAAGCATTCGGCGGCCAAATGACTGGCGGCGGAGGAATCACAATCGGGTGACTAGGCCGAGCATCGGGCGGCCAGATTTGCGGCGGTAAAACGATCGGGTGAGTCGGGTATCCCTGCACGGGCGGCATTGGAATCACAATAGGATGCTCCGGGTGAGCACCGTCCAGAGAACCGGGAGGGAGAACAATGGGATGCGTCGGGTAAGCATCTGGCGGCCAGATGCCGGGCGGCGG